AGTGAAATCACTCATTCGCTCGCCTCCGCAATTTTTTCCTTCAATTCTTTTAGGGGTAAAGCAATGTGCCAAGTCTCGCCGTCGACAACGAGTAAAGACATGTTGTCTCTCTTGTAATCGGACAAGACAAACGGCGGCGTAAGGTAGAAAGTAGCCACACATTTTTTAGGACTCATACCAATCCTCGCTTGAGGGTCTATCGGTAAATCAATGACAATAAACGGCCTCATGCGACTCGCCCCTTTGGTTTTAGTGTGTAATGTTCGATTCGGTAGACATGCCCGCTATATGGATTTTTAGATTCTACGCATTTTATACGCTCTATCCGCATACCCATCGGAATATCCTCGCAAAAGTCGATGAACGATTCGCGCTCATCCGACGAGAATACTATATCCCCAAAAGTATTGAAAACAGTAATCACATTTGTAACAATATTCATCGAACATCTCTCCAAAATACATGCCCGTTGTCGGTGACATACACTAATTCAATCGACATATCGAAGCCAAATGCCTCATAGTCAAAATATCTCATGGCGATGTCGGGTAAATCACACATGTAATCTAAATCATGCACGAGCCACTCGCCAATGGATTTATTTTTATTCCATCCGAGGTCAATTTTACCGGCATACCGTTCTGTGAAATCGTAAATGTCGGTATAACCCCATTCGATATACGCGTTTACGGCGCGATATCCGTGTTCTTCGACCATTTGGGCAGTCTCTACAACCCCTTCGGGGTCGGGATATTCGCCTAAATTGGGCATGTTGTCATAATCATGTATGGCGTATTCTTCATGGGTCGGCCTTTGGCACTCATGCTCATAATCCGCATACTCATCGGCATCTATCCATTTACCATTCAGTCGGCCTTCGTTGTAGCAACCTAAACACGCCACATACACGCGTGGTTGGTTGTTCAAGCCGTATATTTCATGCGCTCTTTGTTCTCCCGTTTTGTTTTTCATATTTATCATTCCTTTTTTTGTGTGTCGGCGGTTCTCTCCCGCTCTATTTAACCATACCCGTTCAAGTATAAAAACCTTCCGATACGACTAAATCAGCGACTAATTTATTGCATCTCCTTTATGGTTTTTACAACGGCATTTTTTTGCCAAGAGTGACGGTGAAGCGGTGCTTGATAACCACATTGAGGGCATTGCCAATCGACAACCCCAATTTTACTTTTAGGGTCAATGTAAGTTATCAATTTTAACCTTGCGCGATATTTGGTAATGCGACTCAAACAAATGTTTGCACATATCGTTTCAGGGCAATAGGGCCGGTCGGAATCGCGTAGCGAATTGACAATTTCAACATACTCTAAGGTTTTATCGGTCACTCTTCTTCACCCCAATTGTTGTCCTTGTTGAGAGTGTCGTCTCGCTCATGTCGAGGCCATACTGAAATGCTGTAACGCGAAGTTTTCATGTAGAAGAAAGGTGTCATTTTACAATTTCTGTATTTTATTACTTCTTGATGTTTAGCCATGATTTTTTCGATTTTACCTAAAGGTAAAGTTAGCCATTCACTTGAACGCTCTTCGGATGATAGGTGTAACAAAATAGAACCGCGCAAACGGTGTATACTTTCGGGAAAGTCCTCAATGTTGGTTTTTCTTTGTCGGGCCAACATTTTACGGTAAACCGCAACGGCGTTCTTAGTGTCGACGCGAACCCATCCTTCAAATGTTCCTTCTGTTTCTGCTTTTGGTATTTTTATTTTCATGTTTTTTGCCTCCTTCGGCTCTATATCTACATATTAGTCCAAGTATAAAAACCTTCCGATGCGACTAATTGTGCGACTAAATTATTATTCTTCGACCGCCTCCACCTTTTTGTAAGGTTGGCCTACGGCGTATAATTTCAGGATTTTTCGCCGGTCTGTTCCGGTTTTTGGTGCTGTATCTACATGCACTTCGCCGTTGGCGTTTACAAGTAGAACATGCCCCTTGACATAAACGATGTATGCTGAAATTGAAATTGATGAGGTCGTCTGTTCAATCCAAGGTTCTTCGGATTCGGGACACCAATAATGCTTTTTTACGACGGACTTTTGACCTTCGGCCAATTCGTTGAAGTCGTTGAAATGTTTTAGGAATTGGTTTACCGTTAAAGGTATTTTTTTGTATTTTGTAGCCCACACGCTTTTTCGCGAACGGACACTCCACTTTTTACGGGCCGCCCGTAGAAGGTCGCCTAAATTGTGAAGGTATCGCACTTGGTCGGCAACGCCCAAACAATGCGCCACATGATGAGCGCATACATTTTGATTCGGGTTTTCCGAATTGTTTGAGTAGCGTTTTCGCCGGTCGCGATATTTGGTAATGCGATTCTTACTCATTTTTTCGCCTCCAATTTTTCTTTTAACTTGGCGATTGTCGTTCTTGCGACCACCAATTCGGGAGTGCGTTCAACAAATGGGGGAAACCAAACCTTCATTGAAATCGCCACCTATTGTATCGAATCGCGATTTGAATTAACCATGCCGTGAATATCATTTTTTCACAACCCCAATTTGTTTCTAATCCATTGAACCGCCGACCAAAACTCTTCATCGGTATATCGCTCTTCGTTTTCGTCTAAAACGGTTGCTTGTAAGTAAAAACTGTTATGAGCATAACCTTGATTGACTATGCCGTGAGCGCATTCTTTGATTCTTTTTGTAATTCTCTTCATTGTTCTCCGCCTCTCTTAATCAATTTTGTATCGCAAGTAGGGCAACGGCACGAGTGAGAATCAATATTCCATGTTTCATCGCATTTAGGACAACGCCCGTCTTCATACCAATCCATGTGTTGTTCATCATATTGCCATTGTATTTTTCTCATTGTTTCATCTCCTTCCGGTTAATTAACCATTCCCCTATCAAGTATATAACCCTGCCGATGCGACTAATACTGCGACTAATTTTGGGTTTCCCTGAGACGGGATGCCTCTTTTTAGCCACCACATCAGCCGTAAACGCGTTCACTTAGTCCATCCTCCGGTGATTGAGATTCGGTTGAGTGTGGTTGAACCGTTGCCTTGGTATTCGCCGTGTCGCTTGACCGTTCCGGTCAAAGTCAATTTAGCACCGGTCTTGATTCCTCCGACATCGGCTTGACCGAAGGTGACAAACGCCTCGTTTTTGGCGGTTCTAAACTCGGTGATGGTGTAACCGTTGCGCGTCTCCCGTTGCGAGTGGTAGAATACTTTGACGGTAATTCTTTGACCGGCATCGGCGGTGTATGATTTGGTTTTCGATTCGGGTTTGATGTCGGACTTTTCTGCGAACCATTGCTCATGTATTTTTTTGAGCCATCGCGATGACGCGCCCGCATACACATTCCAAGTCTTTCGTTGAACCACTCCGCATTCAGCCACCGATAATACTTTTCGGGTAAAATCACTTGGCCGGTCATTTTTCATGTCCTCGACCGCTTGAGCAAAGTCCGACGCGAGCATCATAACTTTGGCCGACGGTCGCCACTCCATCATGTTAAGAAGCGTGTGCATGGGTAAAGTATTGTTGATGTCGGCGTTGCGTTTGATGTTGAAAATATTTGGTAATTTGAGCAAGGGTCGCCATTCTACCGGTCTTGTCGGGTGTGTCCGAGACCATTGACCCAATTCTAAGAGGTCTTCATCCTCAAGATATTTTACGCTTGAAAATAAGAGTGTATGACCCAAACCGCTTTTGTATGGTATTTTTTGGGTCGCATACGCACCGATGAGCATGTTCATGAGCGAGGTTTCAAAAGTAGTCTCGGACACGCGACCGCCATGTGAGGTGGGTTCTTCCGGTGATGCCGTCGCATAGCGTAGTAAATCCTCAAGGTCTTTGGGGTCAAGGCCGGTGTAGGATTTGAGGCATGTTTTACCCACCCACCGTTTTTGACCCTTGGGGGATTCGACGATGAAAACCTGTTTTCTACGCCTACGGCCCGATGTGCAGTGGTCGCATTGGTCGATGTATTTTTCCGGTAATTTTTTACGGCCTACGCGTTCGGGTATTTTTTCACCAAACATGGCCGTGTAAATCGCGGGCGTGTCTTGAGGATTGTTGGGGTCGGCCGGGTCGCACACGGAGATAACGCGCCACTTTGACGGTGGGGTATATCGGGCCTTGATTTGAACGGTCGAATATCCAACGAATTGAGATTCTTTGAAAACATCGGGTGGGGTGTGTAACTTTCCGATGTGGTCGAAGTTGCGCCATATTTTTTCGATGTCGGGAGATTTGAGTCGATAGAGCCGACGGTTGACTTTCGGATTAAAACGCCATTTAGCACCGGTCATATCCTGAAATTGGGCATCGAAAACCGAACCGTGTTTTCTCTTGCATTTGACAAAGGCGCGATAAGTGGGTGGCGGTGAATCCTCAAACGAATATTTGAACGGAATGTCACGCGAGGCACATTTTTTGGAGAACCTCTCAAGCGACTTTTGAACGCGCGGCCATTGCGCGTGAGTGCATGAAAAATCGACATCAATATCATGCTTCGACAAATTGAGTCACCTCGGATTCTGTAAGGGGGTAGTAGCCGTTTTTGAATTGCGCGTGTGTGATGTAGCGAGATGTTTTGAACATGCCGTTGATGGTGTCAAGGTGTGCAATTCGGGTGTGAGTTTCCGTGTGCGAGACTACAAAGATGATGTGATATTTTCTCAAGGGAAACTTTGTAGTGGTAACTGATACGGGTTTGAAGTATTGGGCCGACTTCATATTCAAGCACCCCAAAGGAAAGTAAAAGTGCCACAGTGAATGCAACGGGCATTTTCGTTCGATACGCCGATGGGTGTAAACTTTTTGCAGCCACACTTTTTACAGCGCACACCTTTCAAGGTGATATGGTCGTTCTTGGGTTGGGTTGTTTGTCGGGTCATTTTCTTTGCCTCTATTTAGCCATATACATACTACTATTTAAGGCTTCCGACGCGACTAAAACTGCGACTAAAAAGTGTTATCGACTAAATCAGCCCCTCGCGAGCGTGTGTGCGTTCATATTATTACGAGATTTGGGGCGGTATTTTTCGACTAATTTTTATCGACTAAATCGGCAACGCCTGATTCCGACGGCTCGAAAATTAGTTACGACTAATTAAATGTAACATTTTCACACGGTTTTTAGTCGGGGTAACGAAAACGACTAATATTATTTTTTTTACTGCGATTATTAGTCGTGCCTAATTTTTCGGATGGATTTTTGTAGTCAATAATTTTTAAGTGTTTTTAGTCGGGGCTAATTTTTTAGGTGGCGTTTTTTACGAAAAACCTTGGCATCATCTTAGTCGTGGCTAATTTTTTTGGCGAATCTTTTTGGGCGACTAATTTTTTATCGACTAAAACGCCATTAGTCGCGACTAAAATAGTTGCTCGCAGTCACGCCTTTAGTCGCAAAATTGAGACATCGACGCTTAGGAGGGGGTAGTTGGGCCACAGTGAAGAATTGCGACTAAAACGCACACTGAAAGCCTGTTTATTAGTCGCGACTAAAATTAAACGCGACTAAAAATATTGGTCGCAGTCACCCGTTTAGTCGCAAACCCAAAGTCGCCCACGCTGACACCCTCATAATCGTCTCCATCTTTTTTTTGCGACTAAAAGGCACACTGCGCTCTACTTTATTAGTCGCGACTAAAATCGGCGTTAATCGCGACTAAAATACAGGGGCGACATACATCGTTTAGTCGCAAAATCCTCACGCTCACGCCGAACCCCACCTATTCGTCGCCACCTCAAAATTATCGACTAAAACGCTTACCGAGGCCCATAAAATTAGTCGCGACTAAAGCCGAATTAGTCGATAAAAATACGCAAAACGACTAAAAATAAAAAAATAGTCGCGATTAAAAGTTACTGCTCAGGTCAAAATTAGTCGCCTAATTAGTCGCATCGGTGGGTATAAATAGGTGCAGCCCGTAGGGTAACTTGGAGATATAATATGAGCCCCACCCCGAAAACTGATACATGGATTGACATTAACACCTTTGATGTGCCGATAGCCGAATACAGACAATTAGGCTACCTGCACCAAAAAGGCGAATACAAGAACGCAGACACGAACGACCACCCACACTTCACCTTTACAAAGTATGTAGCCGCCACCGCAATGAGCATCGCCTTGCCCGCTCGCTGGTTGCCGTCGAATACAGACATGGTGCGAGTCTGTTACACCTTCTACCCCGTAGACGAATAATTCTCAACCTGAGAAATTAGATTACCGACTAAAAGTCGTTGCCGCCCTGCTCTCCGGTTCGCCGGAGGGTGGGGCTTTTTTTACGACTAATTTTTTTAGCGACTAATTTTTTTTATCGACTAAATTATTTAGCGACTAAACCCGACTAAAATATATCGACTAAACCCGACTAAATTAGTCGAAACAAATGAGATAATTAGTCGCGACTAAATTACTATCCTCACGCTAAAAAATAGTCGCGATTAAAGTGTGATGCTTCCTGCGACTAAAAAATTAGTCGAGTCGAGCATATGATATACTGCAAGGCCGTAGGGATGCCATGGCAAACGACCATAACCCCGAAACCGGCCCTATTGAGGATGAATCCTCCGTTACCCGACAATCCCTTGAGGTTGCTATGATGCAATTGCATGAAGTCATTGACACCGTGGAGAACGAACAAGACTACATCATAGACGAAACTCACGGCCTTGAAGCCCTTGAAGAGATTATGACCCACCTTAAAGACGCTTACGCCGCCCTTGATACCAAAGCACTACCAACAGGCAACGAAGACAAGCAATGGGTGGATTCAGGATTCCTCGTCAACCTTCCTTCGCTTAACTGCGGTCACGCCCCAACCCACGCATACATGCAAACATGGATGGATGGGTCGAGAGACATGGTAGCCGAGTGCCACCGGTGCAATTACTCCGCCGTCGTCAACGAAGCATATGACAATTACAACGGCAACGACATGAACACCGACACACACCCCGACTTCGATGACTGCGAAGGCGAGCGACAAGCCGAAGCCGAAGCCGAGCGTCAAGCCGATGCTCAAGCCGAACTTCGAGCCGAAGCATGTTACGGAGACGACTTCGACGGAGGGTGGTATTGATGTTCGACATTTACACCAACGCCGATGAATATGACTTCATATGGGAATGCTGTATCAGTGGATGCGGTCGCACCAACATTTGCGAACCACGCACCTCACCACGCAAAGCCTTCAAGGATGCCGTCAAACACGCTCAAGAATGCCTTACAGACCTCCGCACCCGTCAAGGCACTGATACATGGCCTTTGGACTACACCGTTGATGATTTCATGTCCGACTGCATGAGCATCAAAGCAACAGCACCTGCGATTTGGTCGAGAACCAAAGCCAACAAAAAATCCTGATTTCACAGGCTCGCACTTAACGACTAATCCCCGCCCCCTTCGGGGGGTGGGTTTTCGGTATCGACTAATTTCGATGCCTTTTTTTTATCGACTATTTTTTTATCGACTAAATTATTTATCGACTAATTTTATACCGACTAATTTCGGTGACTTTTTTTATCGACTAATTTTTTTTATCGACTAATTTTTTATCGACTAATTTTTCAGGCCTTTGAAAAATAGTCGCGACTAATTTTAGTGGCTTCAAAATTACACTTAGTAACATTATGTTACTAAGTAACATAATTGCACTAAGTAACAAAGTGGCACTCATGGAGATTTCGGCCTTCCGAAAACATGAACGGGTCATGTTAATTGTGATGCCTCCGGCAATAGGCTCGCAGTGCATCGAATAGCCCTAAAAATGAGGGAAAACAAGAACATGATTCAAAAAACCCCCAAAACAGCCCAAAAACGGCGTTTCATCAGGAGGGCGACGGCCCAAAAAAACGCGCTCGCACCGACCAAAAACCAACCAAAAAACGCCAATTTCAGCGTTTAATCGCTAAATGCTTATTACCCCCTCATACTTAGGGGGGGGCATGGAGGAAAGGAATTACCAACATACCGAAGTAGAACCGGCGTTTGAGCAAATCGCTCAAGCATCCGAGACACCGACCGACCTTTGCGAGGTTACGCAATTACAACGGTTCAAGCATGGCTTGAGTCATTGCTTGTTTACCGCTATTACGGGGACTGCAATGGATAAGAAAACCATGAAGACCCTAAGCAAAAAGCAACGCGAGCAAATAGGTTACAAAGGCACACCAATGCCCGACCGCGCCTTGATTCGCACCGCCAAGGTGACACCGAAGCAAGCACTTGATACCGATGCGCTGATGGAGGCGTATGGCAAAACTACCGTGTCATACATCAATCGAAATGGCGTTCTCGCTGATGTTGCCATTCAAGGAAACTTGTTCAAGCAATTGCTCAACGACACCACTTCAACCGCCAAGAAAATGCGAGACATCGCCCGTTCTATCATGGCCTATGATAGCATCCAGAAATTGAATGCCTTGGGCTTGACATCGAAGGACATTGCACACACCACGGTAGCCGATACCCTTGCACTTGAGGACTTGATTTCACACCGTTCAATCGAAGCGTTCGGACTCAAAGCCTCCGACCGTGTGCGACATGTCGAAGTCAACCCTTCGGATTTAGTCCGACAAGGCTTCACCTCGTTGCGATTGCATGAAGCGAACGGTGAGTATGACCCGTTGACCTCCATCTATCAACATGGAGTCAAAGTCCACACCTACGGCCCAACGAAGCACCTTGACAACGGCGTTTTAGGTTACTACCACTTGAGCATCAATGTCGATACGCTTGAAGACATCACGGTGTCGCCTAAACAGATGTATTGCTCAAAGGCTCAAGGCGGTTGCGGAAAACCACTCGGACTTCAACAAGTCGCAAAGGGTGGCGCGAACGGGCCGAACACTTGTCCCCGATGTGGCAACCCGAAGCACTTGATGAGCATTCAATCCGCCGACATTGCTTTGCCTCAATTGTTGACCGGTGGCCGTCTCAAGACCCACGGTGGGCATCAAATCCACATGACTTCATGCCGAATCAACAAGAAGCAAGCCGAAGCAATCATGGCGGTCAAGCGTGGTGTTCTATCAGCCGAAGCCGCGTTGAACCTACTGATTGAGGGCGGTGTCCGTGTGAATTGCGCTCAAATCCGAAAGAAAGCACCGGCAAAACTTGTAGTGTGCGCCTTCGATGTAGCGTATAACGGCATCACCTTCGGACTCGCAGTCGAGCGAATCGAAACAATTGACCGATACCTTCCGACCGACGCTTGAAGACCGACATTGAATCCAACGAACCGGAGGTAGACATCAAGAAAAACAAGGGATAGAAAGTCGAATGTGCATCCGTGTTCGACTTATCCAACACATGAAGAACGGATGGTTCTTTCATGTCGATTCAAAACCGCCGACCTACCTCAATCCTGAACATGCCTAAAAACAGCAATATAAACGCCTCTGTGAGCCTCCGAGGTATCAATAGGTCAATAGGTAGCACCGAATAATTTGAGGCCCATTTAGGGGTGGTTTTGGGGTGTTTTTCGTTTTTTACTCCAAAAGTTAGACAGACGGCGACACACACCATTGCTTAGTCTCCCGAAATATTTACTACAAAAAATTGTCAAAAGTAAGTATCAATACCTTTTGCGATTGACTGCTTTATATCCGCCACGCCTTCGAGCCTTAGACTTACCACCGGCCCATTCGCCTTTGCCCGATTTGCCAAATGCCAATACCGGCCCGTCTATTCGGCCCGAAAATTGGTCGACTGCGTGTGCCAACGCCATTACCAAATCGTTATGTCTTCCGGTGTCAACAATATCTCCGCCTTTCCAAGCGTGTGATTCTAATTCGTCAAGCAATTCGTTCATGACTCGTCTTGTTGCGTCGTTACCATACGGGATAACAATTTTTTCTCGTTCAAACCACACCCTAAGCCTGTTCAACAGTGCTTGTTTCAAGCCTTTGTTACTAACTTTGCTTTCCCTGTAATCGACACCGATACCCTTAGCCTCCAACAGCGACTTAAACAGCCGTTGAAATCCGACATCTTCCGCCGCCAAAGGCGCACTGTATCTTTTACACCAATCACCTATCATGTCAGCCTGTTTGTCGGGAGGAAAGTCGTTGCGCCTCCATATGTTTGACACTACTAAATCACCGTTGCTTTCTTGACGAACAGCACAAAGAACCGAGTAGTCCTTACCCAATCCCTGCGAAGGGTCAAACCCAACAACATATCGACAGTTATCTCGTTTATCTGTATCAAGCACTTGTTCTAAGTCCATATTTTTACGGGTATACTTACGGGGATATACTGCCGAGTCATCGTCAATAACTTTACACAGCAATTCTTGAGCAAACTCCAACTCACCCATAGACTCTCGTTGTTCAAGTAAAAATTGCGTCGGCCTAAACTCCGGCCAAAGAGCCTCCAACTTTTCCGGTTCATGCTTATGCTCATCCCAATTAGGGAATGCCGACCATGTTCCGCTTTTCCATTGTTGATTGTCAAGCATTTCAGTATGGTATAAGTCGGTCATAGCCATTGGCGTTCCAACACAGTAAATAGAAGAACCGGGGTCAAGCATTGGCATAACAACTTTACGCAACCAATGTCGCAATTGTTCGTTGTTTAATTCCTTTTTAGCGTCAAGCAATACATCGTCAAGAGCAATTACGGCAGGATGCTCACCACGAATAGCCGAGCCGACAGAAGAACAACGAATTACAGCACCATTAGTAAAATACAACTCAACCTTACCACCACGCTTTGTATCGAGATAGCGAGACAATTCGGGATGCTTTGTCAAGTCGCTTCTTATTTCAGCCAAGCGACGAATAGCAGTATCACGACTTGCACTGAATAACCATACCTGCAAAGGATTCCCATTAAACTTGTCAAACAAGCACTGATGCAATAACTTAACACCAAGGGTTGTGCTTTTACTATGCGAGCGAGGTGCAATAATACATACGCGATGAACATGACTACCTTTCCTATCAGTGTATAAGTCCATCCATTTGCCTATGTGTTCGCCCCAAGCATAACCAAGCCAACGGTAAAAATATTGAACATCGTATCTTGCTCTTTCAAAGGCTAATGCTCGTTTTATACTTGACATAGGACATCACATAATTTTCGATAGGGATTTGCCAAAATACGGTTTTTGTTATATTATACATAGTATCATCTACTGCGGTCTAAGCGAGCGCATTCCACAATACGGACAGACTCTTGTTAAAGCCTTTCCCCTCATCATATATTTGCTCGCCCAACCGCATGAATCACACACTACCGCTTCTCGCTTTATTTCAGTCATCTTACAACCCTCATCATTCCGCAATAGACCATTTTTTTGTTTACATTATCCCAAACCTTATGACTTGTGTAACATACTTCGGATTCATAACCACATTTGACACATCGTCTTAATTTTCTTGACATAGGTTTGTGTGGCATCAATGCTCACCAACAGGGGCAAACATAGAGCCAATAATTCCTTTTTCTTTGTCGATAATGTGTGCGGCTAACCCTGCCTTAGAAGTAGTGTAGCCTTGTCGTGCGTGGTATCGGTCATGTCCTGCCAAACTCGGCAATTGGATAATGACACACCCTTTGCTTTCCAAAACCTTTCGATGGTGCAAATGTCCGTGAAACCAAGTGTGGTGTTCGCACTTACCCCATAACTCGCGTTGTTCGCATGACATTAACTCTTCAAGGTTCTTAGCCCCATCTCCGTGAATAAAGCCGAGAAGGTTATTACCATACTGAACATACTGTCGAGAAGCAGGAGATACTACAACCTCACAGTCTTCGCTTTCTTCGTATACTGCCGACAAATACATCATCAGTGCAATAGCACTCATGCGGTCGTGATTACCCGGCATAAAGACTACCTTAACAGGCGCAACTTGTCGGAGTAAATCAATGTGTTCACGCGCTAATTTACAACCGGTCATTAGGATTTCAGCAGGAGAGCCATACATGTCTTGAGGTGTTCCTTTGGTTGTCGTTCCGCCGTCGGTATCAACATGAAACCAGTCGCTACCGGTAGAGATAATGATTTGTTCCGGCTTACTGTAAAGACGGCTAATTAACTCTTGGGTCTTACCCATAAGTCGAGACTTAGCCTCTTCAAAGTTATAGGTTTCACCGACTTCATCGACCCACCCATACTTACCCCAATGAAAATCAGTCGGGCTAATAACAAGAGAAAACGGGTCGCTACTTACAGGTAATGCCAATTGAGAGACACTTGTTGCCTTTTCTTGTATGAGATTCCTAAAGTCAGCAAGAACATTTGTCTCAAACAACCTATACTTGTCGGCATCTTCTTCTATTTCTTTCCACTTTTTACGCTCAAACTTCTTATGCAACTCATGTCGACGCTTGAGAACCAAGTCTTCTACCAACTGTTCCACATTTGACTCCATGATTTGTTCGTCGGTGTAAATATCCATGTCGTGAGTCCATCCGTGTCGTCGCCTATACTCGTCAAACCACGCTCGCGGTATACCAAACTCTCGACATACCTCATTGATAGATGCCGGTTTGCCAACCATACTGCTATACGCAGTCTTCATGGCTCTATGCCTATCACCTTCGACCTTAATCATAGTGTTGGCAGTAGAAAGAAAGGTAAAGTATTCGTCGTTTACTTGGTCGTAAAAGTATGACTCCGGCACTTTTTCGGCAAAAGTATTATCGTTTTCGACTTGTTGGTGTTCAATTGTCAATTTTTTACTGTTCTTCATTTTAGTAATGCTCATTTCCCAACCCTTAACAGATTTTTTGTTATCCATGTCGTGCAATATTCGAGCGTTTTCCATAACGCTCTTCGACGGGTCGTAAAACTCCAAAATTAAGTCGTGGCCGTAGTTAGGTGGTGCGCGCATTAAACCTTGCTTATCGCTTCCCCTTATAAGCGTTTATAATTTTATTCTTTACACAACAACAAAAAGAATTAAATGCGACCCTATCTATCGTTTTTACATAATTATTTTATTGTTTCTTAGATGTAGAACGGCCCATCGACTGCTAACAATTACTATTGTAATAACTACTTTTCTTAAATGCCTTTGAAACAAAAAAAGAATTAACCCATATTCAACGCAGTAGCCCGTTTTATTATTTTTACAGTAATACAAACAATACAAAGAATCAACAATCACTAACAGTTAAGAATCAAACATACTTATCCTTAAACATGATACAAGAAGAATACCGAGTGTGGCCGTCAAACATAGTTACGCCCGCACAACTACATTCTTTTTACCTTTGTTTGAAGTTATCACTATCGACTTTGAGTGCCGAAGAAATCTAAAAAAGTAAAAAATCAAACGAATACTTGATAAATCAGCGCACATACCCGTAAAATATGGGCTTTTTTGACCGTTTTCGTTCTAAGCAGGTTGTTGCTGAAAAAAAACCTGCCCAAAGAGTCGGCTCTAATGTTTCGCTGTCGGTTGCCGCCGGTCTACCAAACATATTTGAAGAAACAGACAAGTTTCAACAAGACACTAATTACGACAATGAGTTTGATTTGTTTGACAGCATGGTAAAATTAGACCCCGAATTAAACGGTGCTGTTCGTTCTGTTGCTCTTACAGCAAACGCATATACCGTTGACATGAAAAAAGCAAAAAACGCAACAATACGCACAGCCATAAACCAAATGATTGAGTCGTTTGACTTTGATGACTTCTTAATTAACGCTATGCGTAACCTTATGGTTTACGGTAATGACATAAACAAATTGGTTGGTAGAGCCGGTGTTGGTATTACTGATGTGCAAAGTTTACCCATAAAACAAATTAGCATTGTTGACAAAAGAGGTGCGGCGGGGATGCCTTTTACCGCCAATGAAAATAACCCTATTATGTCAAACGATTTCTACATTCTAAGAGAACAAGGGCTTGACCCTATGATATTTCCTAAGTCCGAAGTTATGCACTTTAGAATAGACTACCGGTCTAATTGGTTTGACGATACTAAATTGCGTAAGACTTACGGAGTATGGGGTGCATCTCGCTTTACCTCACTTAAACAAGCCATTCGTGCAAAATACAACAGCATGAACAACCGCATTGCCTTTGAAGACGCATTGACAAAGCAATTCATCACTATTGACAAATCGGCTATCGAACACATACAAGACCCCGACGAACAAGTAGAGCGTCTAAACACCATTATGGATGATGTTATAGCGTTGTTTGAAGGGCTTCGTGGCGACCAAATGCCCATTCTACCATCCTATGTAGAATTGCACCATGTAGACCTTAAAAATGCTGTTCCCGACAATTCCGGTTTCCTTGATATGGTAGGTGCGAATATTGCCGCCGTTTTGCATGTTCCTCGTGTAGCCGCCGGTCAAGAAAAAGGTTCTACCTTCGCCGCCACATACAACGCAAACATGTGGGCCAACACAGCAATTCGTCGTTTACAATATGTTGTAAAACAAGAAGTAATGAAATTATTCTCAAAGCACCTTGAATTGCTTGGCATCGAACACAAGATGTCCGACTTACCGGACTTTGACTTTGAACCGGTTGCCGAAGAATCACCTATGGATTCAATGAAGCGAGCAGTCTTAGGTTATCAAGCAGGAATACTAACACTTAATGAATCACTCGACATCATAGGTCTACCGACGACAAAGGAAGGGGCATCTCGACAAGAGGGTAAAGACAAAGCAAAACTTGGTGAATTACCAAGAACCAACCAACAAGAAGGTAACAAGGAGGAATAATTATGGGAAAAAGAGGAAATGACACATTTAATGACCGCATGGTTAAAAGAACAGTGTTGCCAACAATTTACTTGTGGCTACTTGCCGCAGGTGCAGTAGTGGCTATGGGTATATGGAAACCTGATATTGTATTGACAAACCTTGACGGATTTATTGCATTGTTGGCAATTATTAGCGGCGTAGCCGTTCCTGCTCTTGGCACAGTCCTTCGTATGTGGGAATCGGAACAGACTATTGAAATCGACAACATGGGTGTTGAGATGGAACATGAGCGAAAGCGTGATGCTCTCCGCAAACAACACATCATTGACATGGAAAAGTCTGCTTTAGACCACCAACAAGAAATGAAGACTTCGGAACAAACGCACATTCAAATTGTTGAAAAGCACAAAGAAACAATTGAAACAATGAAATTGGAATGATAACATGGCGTTGTTTGTCGATTCAATCAATGTTAATTTAGTGTTGATGCACGAAGACCTATGCGAAATGTGGGGTAAGCAATTACCTAAAGCATCGGACAAAGGCTACCCTAAAATATTTGACGATATGGTGTATTGGGTTCTTATGATTAACGGTCAAGCCGCAGGACATACGGGTTCTTTAACAATAAAAGAGCCTAACAAAAACCGTTTTGTTTTGGTCGGTAACACATACATTCGCAAAAATTGGAGAGGTCATGGCTTACATTCTTACTTGCTAAACACAAGAAACAATTCCTTACACCTTAAAACAATACCAAAAATAACTGTCCTTAACCCGATTGAAGATTCTACTTTACCGCATTTAGCAAAAGTAGTAGAGCGTTTAGGTTACAAACAAGTAACTTGGTTTCCCGATGTAAGAGATATTATGACAAAAGAAACATACAAAAATATTCGTGACGAATCAAAACAAATATGGAGACTTGGCTAACACTTAAAAGTCAAATCAAAAGTGCTGAACACATGGATAACGATATTTTGCCTATTGTTGCCGCCGAATATCAAGGTAAACAAGTTACTCTTAACAAACCTTTCCGAACCAAAGGGGGAAAGAAAAAGTTTGCCGTTTATGTTCAAAACAGTGCAGGTAGAGTAGTTATCGTGCGCTTTGGCGACCCAAACATGGAGATTAAGCGTGACGACCCTAAGCGTCGAAAAGCATTCCGTGACCGCCATAATTGTTCCGAAAAGAAAGACAGAACCACACCCGGTTATTGGTCTTGTCGACAATGGCGAGGTAGTAACAAAGTAGAAGCAACCCTAAGTGATGAATGGGAAAGCAACGAAGAGCAACCTATTTTTGCTGACATCGAAGAAATTGACGAAGATTGTTGCGACGACTGTTCCGAACACGCCGAAGCAAAAATGATTCGCAAAGATGTTTTCGACAATCCTGCCGAAGCAAACAAAAGAGCAAAAGAAATGGGATTAGACGGTATTCACTCTCACGAAGAAGATGGTGAAAAAGTATTCATGCCCGGAAAAACACATGAAGAATACATGAGTAAGAATAAGGGCAAAGATATTCCCGAAGACGCATCATATGATGATGATGAAGAAAAAGAAGCAAGTTACGGTAAAGTGCTAAAGCGAGACAATATCGCCGCCGACGAACCCGCACCACCTAAAGACCGTAAAAAAGGCTCTAAGAAAAACCCAAAGGATTCGGCAAAGGATTCTAAGGGCGGAATTACTTTTTCCGAATCAGTAACTAAATCTTTATCAACAAAAGCAAAAGAGCATAACGCTAAGTCCGACAAAAAAGTTACCCTTGGTATGCTTAAGTCTGTTTACAGAAGAGGTTCGGGTGCATATTCTACTTCTCACCGTGAAGGTATTTCAAGAGCCGCATGGTCTATGGCAAGAGTAAACGCATTCCTTAAATTAGTAAGAAGTGGTAAACCTTCTAATCCTAAGTATGTTCAAGACAATGACTTGTTGCCGTCAAACCACTCAAGAAAATCAAAGAAAGCATCCGAAGATTGTTCTTGTCCTATTGGTGAAGAATTGGTTGCGGGTGTTTGTCAACCGGTCAATGTTACTATGGAGGTATCAGTAGATAGTATTTCCGCTAAAGTAGAAGCATCTACCGGACAAAGTATTATTGAGATTAAAGGAATAGCGTTTCACGAAGGTTACAACAAAAACAATTGGTCGTTGACTCGTCGTGGTGCGGAAGCCGCAGTATCTCAAATGTTTGGTGCTGACCTTACACTTAATCACCCTAAAGCAAAAGACATCGGGTTTGACCGTAACACTGATGGCGGAGTAAACGAAGCCAATGTTGGTGTAGTAACCTCCGCAACCATTAACGATATTGATGACGATAAGTATGAAGTGCGGTATGTTGCTCATGTTATGAGGGCTGAATTGTTTGAGGCTCTTGAGTCGGGACTATGGATGAAACCGGAATACGGAGTATCTATCGGCGGCTACGGTGTTCCTATCAAAGCCGACAAAGAAGGTATGGTGTTTGATACGGACTTTACTTTCGACCACCTCGCAATTGTGCATAAACCGGCCTATAATCGAGCAAATATCGAAGAGGTAAAGCGTTTAAGCCAAAATAACGAAGTAGCAAGTGATTCAACAACCTTTATAGGTCATTCGTTAAGTGGGAAGAATCAACCAACGGTGAATCCAATGAGTGAAGATACCCAAGAAGAAACAATTCTCGCCTCCGAGATGGAATCAATTCAAGCAGAATTGGTTTTGGCTCGTGCTGAAATCGAACGATACAAGGCTAACGAAGCCGCTAAAGCAGAAGAAATCCGAAGTGAACTTGTTGCTAAAGCAAGCGAACTCGGCCTCAAAGGTCACGAAGACCTATCAACCGATACTATCACTTCTTTGATTGCATCTTGGGAAGCATCCCGACCTGTTGTCGAAGAAAAGGTTTTAGCCCCTGCTGAACCTGCCTCCGAACCTGCGGTTGCTTCCGAAGCAAAGACCGCATCCGAACCTGTTGTCGCCAACTACCTAAACGGTAAGGTTGTCGAAACCCCTGAAAGTGTTTACAGTCAAGCATGGAACGCATGGGCATCAACATGGAACAGCACCTTGTCGGGTCAAGAATCATCCGACAATCGCATTCGCGCCCCTAAATACAGCGAACTAAAGGAGATGAACTAAGATGGTAGCATTTAACTCGGTAGACCCACGAAGCATTACATTGAAAGACGCTGAAACCGTTTCCGGTATCGGTATCATTCTCACCAATGATAGCACAAACAACAAGGCTAAAGTGCATCCGGGTGGGGCAGTCGTTCCTATCGGTATCAGTGTTGGCGAATCATCTCGTGATGCCGACCAAGTGCTTGAAACAACCGGTGCAACCGTTTCTTTCATGCCTCTTGTTGGTGTGCAAATGGTTCAATCCAAGGCTTCTCAAACATACACCTTCGGTCTACCTGTTTACGCAGGTGCTTCGGGACTACTTCTTGACTCTCAAGACGCATCCGATAAGAAAATCGGAATCTATGTCGGTGAAGGCGAAGTTACATCATCCTCGAATGGCGATATGGTCGCTGTTCTCTTGAGTGGGGTAGCCCTCGCTTGAGGATAAACAACAAAAAAAATATGGAAGTGAATATTATGGCAAACAAATCATTAGAAGAAATCCTATCAGTTGGCGCGGCCGCAGGGCCATTCGGAACAGGAGACGAAGTTCTCCAACAAACTCTCCGAGACTTTATCCAACTCCAAAGCCGACGCTTGGCTATTGGAACACAACTTGTTGGCGCACGAACAGTCCCTTGGCTTGAGTTCAAGTGGTATACCGGCGTTGAAGGAACATTCAGTTACCCATTGGATGATTCGGCAACCACCGACCCAACCAAGATTGGAACAAGCAACTACACAGTCAAACTCGAAAAAGGACAAGGCCGATGTGTCTTCCTTGACACTGTTCGACTTCGTGGTGAATCTTTCGAGAACATCGACCGACAGCAAATGGCTATTGTCCGAGGTCGTGCTGATGTTATCGACAACCTCATCCTAAACAAACTCCATGAAGGTGCAGGACAGTCTCAAGCGGCTACCGCAACTTTCGGTAGTGGCTCGGCTGACGAAGAAGGCGACCTTTTGGCTACAATGGATAAGGTGTTCGCAAACGCTCGTGTTTCGGGAGACGAAGCAATGGCTCTCGTTCTACCTGCTTCTACTCGTAGTGCTTTGCTCAACACTCAACTCTACGGAAATGTTGTTGAATCTCTTCAAGACCACATGGCTCGAATCGCAAAGATGACTGTTTATTACACTCGTGATTACACAGGCGGAAAGACCCTTCTCTCCGGTAACACTGTTGGTGCTATCGAAGACGACGCTCTTTTGCTTATTCCGGGTGCTGAAACTGCCGAGTTCTTTACCTACAACGGTGCGGGCTACCAAGAAACTGAATTGACTCGACTTCCGGGTGTTGGTTTCGATTGGCTTTTGACCGGTTACATGGGTGCTGTTGTTCACCAACACCAAGATGGTGCATCAGCCGGTAACTCAAACAGAATTGCTAAGATTACAGGCGTAATTTGAGGTGTTTTAGTTGGCACAAAACAGAAAGTTTCAAGACTTCGTAGAAACGAAGATGCTCAAGGCTGATTCAGTCACAGATGCTAAGACAGCAACTACGATTGAAAAGACCCTAAAGTTTATCTTTGACGGCTCTTCACTAACAACAGGTGCTAAAACACTTACTGCAACTGACGGAACAGCACTCGCACTTGCGGGCGGCTCTCATCTAAAGGCTTTTTACATTGAAGTTACAGACCCATTGGATTCAGCCGGTAGTGCTACTATCGCTCTCGGACACACAGGTTCAGCCGCTTCTATTATGGCGGCTACTGCTTACGACAATGCCGAGGTTGTTCTTGCTACTGCCGGATGGCGTTTTTGTGCTACCGGTGGCGCACAGGTTGGCGGTGTTTCCCCATCAAGTGTCATTATGACTATTGCGGGCGCAAACCTCACAGCAGGTGCGTTTAACCTTTACCTAACTATCCAAGAAGAAGTCGCTTGAGGTGATTAACCTTGACTGAACAACTCAAAGAGTGGACTGAGGCCGACGGCACAGTTTATCGTCTAAACGCCGAGGGTAACTACGATGTTATCCCGCCAACAAAAAGTAAGAGTAAGGCAAAAGCAAAGCCTAAAGCAAAGAAAAGTAAGAAGGTTGTCGAATGAGCGAAAAAGCGAAACTTGTTAAAGCACTAAAACAAAAAGGAATACCTATTCCTAAAGACCCAAAGGTTGCTGAATTGCGACACAGAAATGAACATTGGTTGACCGGTGTTGGTTGGTTGCTTAGATTAGCAAAGCCTTCATCAAGAAAACCACAGTCTCCTGCTACTCTTTTACCCGACAAAAATACTTATTGGTTGCCCGATAGTAGAATGGCACATGATATTGTTAAGACTAAATTAGTTTTTGTCATGGGTCGTTCAGCATTGCCACCTAACGGAACAAATATTATTGATGTTCCGAAAGACTATAACAACAGATGGCCCGTAAAGCAACCAATAGGTGAAGAAGAATGACAGTCACTACCGACAACATTCGCGATTTGCTTAACAGACCAAGAGGTTTGAATGAAGCAACAATCACTGAATACATTACAATGCGAACCGAACAAGTCAATAAGACTTCTCGCAAAACAACATCTTCGGGTTTAGCGGCGGATTCAGCAAACGCTGTAACAACAGCACAAAAAGAGTCGGCCATCAAAGCACTTGTATGTGTTGATTGTTTACAGGTTCTTATTGATACAGCCCCTTCATATGTAAGAGATAGCGAAAAGAAAGAAAACGACATTCGTTTTTCGGCTCAACTTAACTCGTTTAAGAAAAGGGCTGATGAATTGCTTGGCGTTATTCAAGAAAAGGGTGGTATGGCTGTATTGTCAAAGTTAAAATCCACCAAGACGAAGCAAAGTGAGTGATATGGCAACTATTACATGGATTGGTGGGACAAGTAATAGTGCCAATACTGCCTCTAATTGGCAAGGTGGGACAAAACCCGCCGCAGGTGATGTAGCACTTTTTGACAACAACGCAGTAGCAAATTGCGTATGGGATATACCTTTACCTTCTACCGCTTTGAGTGTTGACGAAATAATTGTCGAAGATACTTACAAAGACACTACTATTCCGAGAACAATAACTCTTAATGCCCAAGTAAGAATTAAAGGTCTTTTTCTTAACGGAACAATAGTAGCCGGAACACAAAATATAATACACTTTGAAAGCGGTTTTGGCTCATACAAAACATACAACAACAGATATGTTTTGAACGGCACTGATTCTGTTTCTACCGGTTTACAGTATAAAATGACAGGAACAACAGTAAAGTTTGATGACGGAAATTACCCGACTGTTATATTGGTAAGTGGCACTTATGGCCCTGATTATGTTGCGCCGACAAGCACAGCAGTAGGAAAAGCAGTTTTTACAAGTTTTGAAATACAGTCTAACGCTACCTTTGCGCCATTAACAGATTTAACCCCCGAAGACAGACAAAAAACATTTAGTTTTTTAGACACTCCTGCAATCGGAATACCTATATTCGATATGGGGCAAGCGGTTTTTGAAATGACAAGTAATAGTAGTGGTGTAAGAATACCAACAACAAGTCATACTTCAATGACAAAATATCGCAAAGTAGTGTTGAAAGCGGAACAAGCAGGACAAAGAATCACTGTTGACGACAACACAATTCTTTCGTGCGACGAATTAGAAATACTTGATGGTGTTATGCTAATAGGGCCAAAAGGCAATACGGCATACGGGGCTGACATACAAACTATTTTACCGCCTAAAATAAGAGGAACATGGTCTTTTTATCAAATTAGCAACGGGTTGTATCGCAGTCCAAAAAACGCTGTTGGGCCTATGCCTATTCGACACCCACTACAATTTGGTGGAACGGCGGCTGTCGGTTCGGTAGCGGCAGGTAGTGTTTTTTTAGGTAAAAGTGGTGCAACAGATAATTTAACCCTAAAAAACGCAAACGGAGATGTAACTTTCGGCCCTGCGGCATCCGGCTTTACTACTTTCGATAGTGGTTTAGATGTAACAGGAACAATCCGACAATCAAACGCTACATCAGCAATAATATATGCTGATGCTGACGGCGACTTAGAAGAATTAACAGTCGGTTCGGGATTAACACTTACCGGTAGCACATTGGCGGCAAGCGGTGGTGGTGGTAGCGGAACAGTCACAAGCGTTGCTGTAAGCGGCTCAGACGGCATACAAGTGGACTCCGGCTCTCCTATTACCACAAACGGAACAATCGCTCTTGGAGTCGATAAAAACACCCTTCTTTCACACATCAATGTCGATGATGGTGCTAATGTAACAAATGCAACGACTGTCACAGCCGCAGGTGCGCTTATGGATAGCGAGGTTACAAATCTCGCTCAAGTCAAAGCATTCGACTCCGCCGACTACGCAACCGCCGCTCAAAACGGAACAGTAACAAGCGTAGCAACAACAGCCCCAATTACGGGTGGCACTATTACAAGCACAGGCACAGTGGGCTTTGACATTTCGGGCTTGACGGCCAATACAGCGATTGCCGACGCTGATTTGTTATTACTTGACGACGGCGCAAACGGAACAAACCGCAAAATTACTTTTACCGAAGTTAAAGAGTGGATTCGTGGAGAGGGTGTTAAACACGGAACAAACAGTCGAGATGGCGGAGTTAATCAGTTAAGAATCCGAGACTCAAGAGATGATGGCGAATTAACACCCGACGATTTTCTTAGTAAACAAGTGTCGTTTGACTTTACCGACGACATCGCAGGTTCAACAAACTCTTGGGATGGAGTTATGACAATGAAGGGTTGGACTGATTCATACCGTGTGTTTCAACTGTTTTCTTCGGCTTCGAGTGAAGGGTCAACCGGTATAAATACTGAACCTTTGTATTTTAGAAGCGGCGAGGACACAGGTTGGGGTGCTTTAAGACAAGTTTTAACATTTCCCGGAACAACCCCAAATGCCGATGGCTCGTCGGGGCAGGTTTTACAAACAAACGGTTCGGGCGCGCTTTCTTGGGCGACTGTATCGGGTGGAAGTAGCGCAAAAGAAACCTGCATGGTTCGCCTTGCTAATGACATTGCGTCTTTTACCCCCACAGGTGCTTATGTTTTAGTAAATGCCGCCGGTAATTGGACTTCTACAAATGTTGATTTTGATGAAAACACAGGACTTTACACCGCCCCGACCACAGGTGTGTATCGCATTTCATGGACTATTTCGTTTCGTTTCACTTCTTCGGGCCAAACGCAAAACTCTCGCATTTATGTAAATGGTAATTATGCGGCTCAAGGTGCAGGAAACTCAACGGGTAATTGGCCCGTTTTCGGCGGTTCTATTTTATTAAACCTTCAACAAGGTGATGAGGTAGGGCTGTATGTGTATATTTCAAACACTGGAAAAACGCTTGTTGGTGATTCTTTGGCAATGGGTGCAACACAAATGAGTATCAATGAGGTGGGATGATATGAAGACAATAACCGAAGCATTAGAATCTAATATAACAGGGTATGAAGGTGCGGTGCATGGTTGCGTTCAAGACGATGGTAACGGCCCATACTTCCGCCGTGATTATTGGCCGACTGCTGAATTAGGAACAGCCCCAACAGATGAACAAATTAACTTATGGAGGAATGAATAAAATGACACGATGTATATACTTAGACAAATGGTTTGACGAACAATCAAAAACCCTTGACAAAGAAGAAAAAAAACAAAAAAAAGATTTGATAACCGGTGAGAAAAATGAGTGAAAAAAGAAAAGGTAAAATTGTATATCAGCCACCGGAACGGTGTTACACCAATGTAAACATTGAAGAGACACCCCATGGCTACAAGATTTATAGGGTTGGTGAAAACAGACCCTTTACCGTCTTACCGTTTAGCGCAGTAAAAGAAGTATTATACCAAAAGGAATGAGAAATATGGATGCCGAAATGATTATACTACTTGCCGCTATTGCCGTTGGTCTTGGATTGGCGGGCTACCGAATATACAAAAAATTGATGGCCGATGGTGAAATTACTCTTGACGAAGTGCTTGAGTTAGCCGAAGACATCAAAGACATTGTAGAAGATTTACCGTCTCTTTCCGCAATCAAGAAAATGAAAAAGGCTGAGTTAATTGCTCTTGCTAACGACAACGGGCTTGATGTTGACGGAACAAAAGCCGACCTTATCTCCCGCCTTAAAGAAGCAAAGCAGGTGATTGAAAATGAACAGTGAAGACCGTTTGGATAACTTAGAAGAAAGAACCCGTCTTCTTGAACAAGCCGTTCTTGAATTGTCTACTATGGCTAAATATTTGAAATACGCCGCTATTGCCCTGTTCGCTTCGCTTGGCGTTGATGTTCAGGGGGTCATGTGATGACTTACTACTGCTCTACCTCCGATGTCGGCTCTCGCCTTGGACTTGACAGCGCACAGCGCACAAGAGCCGCTTCTCGATTAACAAACGCTATTCGTCGTGCTACTATCGACATCGACCAAGAGTTTCGTGATTACGGTCGTAGTGCGCCAAGCCGAGAGATAGGTGAGACTACTCTTAACGGCGCAATAGAAGCAGGTGCTACAAGTATTGTATTAACAAGCGGCTCATCCTTTGCTTCATCCGGTGCAGGTAACATTAACGGTGATTCTTTTTCTTATACCGGTAAATCTACGCACACACTTACGGGAGTTACCGGAATTAGTGCCGACCATATCGACGGAACGGCTGTTCAAGAAGGTGAGTTTGCTCATGTGTTAAGAGAGATATGTGCCGACTTAGCCGCCGCTTATTATTTTGAAGATGAATCTATGTTTCAAACGACCACTACCGAAGGGTCGCTTCGCAGTAGCCCACTACGCGAAAGAGGTGAAAACAACCTCAAGCGACTTGCTCACTTGGGGAGTGTTGACTGATGGCTCGCAAAATTACAATTAACTCTATGACCTTAAACGGCATGAGAATTGATGTTGATGTCACCCAACTTAACCGGATGATGAAAGACATTGAGAAAGATGTTGCTTACGCTATGAAAAAAGGAATAAGTCTTGCTATGTCTCAAGTCAAAAGAAAAGCACAAGATAAATTGTATTCTCAATCGGGCCATATTCCCCAAGCAAAAAAAGTAGGACATTCTTTGGCTTTTGATTATGATGTTTACACAAAAGGCGACGAAGTTACAGCCGACGCAAGGTTCGGTTCAAGAGGGCCGTCTATTCATGGCGGAACATTAGGTGGAGAAGGTGTTCATACCTCCACCGACGAAACCGGAGGCACTTACCCTATTGCTAAGGCTTTAGAGTTTGGGAATCCAAAAGGCGCACATTGGTTTAAGTGGAAAGGTGAAAGCGGTAATGGCACAGCACATATTAGAGGTCGTCAAGTGGGTAAAGCAGGTGGCTCTTCCGCTTGGATGCCCGCTAAAGACGGTCGTTCTTGGACTTACGGGTTTCCTGCTTTGGGTTACATCGAATCAGCACAGGATGATTTTAAGTCAAGAATTAGCGGGTATGTTCAAAGACAGTTAGACAAGAGGTTTTCATAATGGCAGTCGCAACAACATCACAATTTTGGACTTCACGAATGGTCGGAGAAGACCCAACATCACCAACGGTTACGGCGAATAATCAAGTGTTTTCTGTTACCGGTAGTGGTGCTTCGGCATCATCGGGATATTGGGCAGTAACAGACGCACAGTATCACATTACCCCGACCACATCGGACTATACTCTTTTTAGCGTAATAAAATACGGTTCGACACCAACCGCAAACGAAGTTATTTTTTCTCTCGATAACGGAGAT